GTTGAACTGGACCGACACCGCATCGGTCAGCAGCTTATTGCGATTCCCTCGCCCGGCTTTCATGGCCTGCATCTTGGTTGAGGCAATCGTGATGGTGTTGTTTGACGCCGACCCAATGACAATCGACAACGATTCTTCGGTGGCGTTGAGCAGTTTGTCATGCCAGTCGCGGGTCGCGGCGCTTTTGGTTTCTGGATCAAGCGTGCCGGTGGGTTTCATGGCGACAATCGCCGCGCCTTTGTAGGCGCTGGCGTCGGTGGCATCTTCTCGCAATACCACTTCATTTGCGATGTCAATATCAAACGTGGAGAGAACGGGAGTGAAGCTCCCGCCGATGGACACCGTTGATCCCGCAAAGATCGGAGGAATGGTGGTAGGGAAGGTGGGGGAGAGAATCGAGGTATCGGAAACAGCGTTGTATTTCCCCGTGAACTCGAAAGAGACTTTCGCCGGCTCGCCCGACTTCAGCGAAATCTTAAACGTCCCGCGACACCCGGACATGGTGCGTTTCAGGCCGTCTTCGTAGAGCGCAATCGTCAATGTGGTGCCGCTTCTGGTGTAGCCGAAAGTTCCTGTATCTTCTGACCAGTTGCACGCCGGAAGAAACGTGCTGGCCCAGGCGGGAACGCCGGTAGCGCCACTACCCATCAACTCCACATCAAAGGTGCATTTTGCCGAACGTCCGCCGGGAACGCTGGCAAGTTGTCCAAGATCCGCCGGATATTCGCGTTCATTCATCGGATCATCCGGGGTCATCACCGGATTTAAGATGATGAACGTGGCATCGGAAGCCGTGAGGGATTCCGCTGTGCCGGTGGTGGTTTCGATTTTCGCCGCTAAGAGTTTAACTCGATCAAGTTTTGGAGTATCAACAGCCATTGAGGTGCCTCATTGGCACCCGCCGCATAGGTGAGGTTTGCCGCAATTCAGAGAGGGGAAGGCCATGCGGCATGGCTTTTCGGGAGCTACCCTATCCCCACTATTTTCATTGGGTGTACGGATCATCCCAAAGCGTCCGATAGTGAACCGTCACCATCACGAGAATGCTTTTGGGAGATTCAGAAATCAGAAATTCGTCCTTCGCCGGGAACTTTGTGTTGAGTGCATATCCCCCACGATGAAGGTCTTGCCTCAACGCCTTGCGAACATCAGCCGCCATGAGCATCAGTGCGCGGTCAATCGGCGTGGCAGAAGTTTCTGATTTAATTGCGTAGCATCGAACGCCGACGGGGAAGTCATACTCATCGTGGCCCAATGCTGGGTTTTCTAAAGGGACCGGAGGATCGGGATAGACCACCGCCAGTTGATCGCGGGGACTGTTGCCGGTTTGCTTCTCCCGCTCGACTGTGAAATCACAGTTGTAGCCGGAGAGTTTCTTCACCGTGCGCAGAGTGTCCTCTACGTTTTTTAAGATAAGATCGGCAATGGGGATCATTTAGACGGCTGGTTCGGCACTGGACGCTTTGGACAATTGCCATTGAACCTTGCTGGCGAGGCGTTCCTGAAACTTATCGGCGATGTTCGCCATGGCTCGGTCCTGTAGTGCGGGGTCAAGATCGAACGCCCGCACCACGGAAATACCGAACGCTTCGATGATTGGCTGGCGTAGTAGTGGCTTACCTTTGTTGGGTCCACGTTTGATGATCCGCCCGGCATAGGTGCCTTTGGTGGGTCGAATCTTGTTTGCGCCCTTGGCCCGCTCGAAAATCCCAAGGTGGCCGCTTTGCATTCGCTGGCGAAAACGATGCTTGTAGGTGATCGGTGGCTTGCCTTTTAGTGTTGTAATCGAGGCCAAGGGTGGGCGGCGGCTGATGCTGTTGGAAAATTTCTGTAACGGCACCGGCCAGTAGTCGATTTTGATTACCCCTTCCAGGCTGTTGCTGGTTGCCTTTTTTTGGATGGTGATGCGCTGGCGAATGTCCGATTTTTTCAGGTTCAATACACCGGCCATTTCATCAGTGAGGGATGTTCGGCCGGATTTCAGCGTATCATTGATCGCGGCGCGGATGGCGGTTTTCGCACCGTTTGGGATGGCCTTCAGTGTTTCTTCAATCTCCGCAAGTTGGACGCGAGAGACGGATACCGAAATGCGATTGTTGCCGTAGGACGGCATCAGGTCGCATCCTCCGCCACCGACAGGCTCACATACAATCCCGTCGCCAGCGTCCCCGTTCCCGCCGATACCGTGACCACCACGGTCAAAACGTCTCCCGCCGCAAGGGAAGTCACCGACAGGCTTCCGGTCTCTGCGGTGTAAGCAGAATTGGCGGAATCCAGCACAATCGTTGACGCCAGCACGGTCGTGCCGTTTTTCTTCACGTCGATGGTGACGGTGGAGTCTCCCACACACGCGGCGATGCTTCCAGCCGCCACACCGATGATCGTCCCTGTGGCACCACGACACCGATAGACCGCCTTGGTTTCCGATGTGGCCGTGGTGTTTGGCTGTGCGTAGTGAACGCGGTGCTCGTGTTCCAGCTTCGTATAAGCAATCCCGGCGTTGGTATCGATTGCGTTATCATCAATCGACCCCGCGTTCACGGTGATATCCTTGAACTTCACCGCCCCCGCGTAATACAAATCTTCTTCAATTCGTCCAGCCATTTGATTACCTCAGATAAAGTTCAAGCATTCCAACATCGTGCGTCCCCCCGTTTTCCGGTAGATAGACGCCGTAGCTTTTGGCGGTTCCCCCGATCCGCTCCGCAACCGTCACCCGATCATTGCCATTGGCGTTGAGTGTGGCCGATGAGATTCCATAGGTCGCATCGTTGCGGACCAGGATAGTCATCAGTGGGGTTAAAACTTCCCCGTTGCCGGAATACACCGCCGGAGGCTTGCGATTGACCAGTGCGCTGATCGTGCGGGGGGTTCCGTTCAATGGTGAATACGTCACCTGTTCGCCGAATCCATCGGTGTCCACAAACACCGCCGAATCGGCTTTGAGCATATCATCCAGCAATCCCATATCGTTTTACTTTGGTTCCCTGCTGTTCCAGATACCCCGCCACGCCACCCCAGATATTCCGCTCCCGCTCCCATCGTTGTTCCGTTCGCGTTCCCCCCGCGAGTACGCCATCCCAATCGTTCGCCCCCGACCAATCCACCCCGTACGTCTCAATCGTTGTTGCGCCCCGATGGTGTGCGTACATCAGTGCCGTGGTGGCCGAGTAGAGCGACCATCCCTTCACCGACTTGTACCCATCCCACCACGATTCAATTTCGCAAACGTCGCCACGCCACGGGATGTTGTGAGCATGGAGGCTCGCATTTCCATCGCGGCCAATGACCAATCGCGGATTGCCGATTACATGCCTGGCCCAAGCTTCGACCCCGCCGGCGGCGATACCTTCGCCGCGAGAGCGCCAGTCCAGGGCCACCCACACATCGCAAGGGTGAAGGGTTGCCGCACGGTTGACGCCCAGGACTAAATCCCCGCCGCCGTAATACATCGCCAGCGACGGGCCGGGACAGAGGATGACAGCATTCATTTTGGCTTGGCGGGCCGAACCACTGGTTTCGGGGGAGCCAACTCGGCGTCCTGCAACGCCTTGGTGGCCGCAAGCTTTTGTGAGAGCAACGATTCGCGTGCGGCTTTGCGCTCAACCAGCCATGCCTTGTGGTCAGCCTCACGTTTTTTCAGTAGCTGCTTCGTTTCCAGATCAAAGCTGCCGGCCTTTTTTGCCAACGCTTCGTATTCCCGGCGGTAGTCTTCGACGCTCTTTTCTTTCTCTGCCATGATGTCTCCTGATTAAAATCCCCATCCCGCCTTTCGACGGGGTGGGGGTGAATTACGACAAGGTGCCCTTGATGGCGTGCTCCCATAGGCCGTAACCGGCACCACGGGACGAATCGACGCCGAGCTTGATCGCCTTGTTCTCGAAGTGGAAATCGCTTCCCTGTCCGAGAATTTCGTAGTTAATGCCTTGCTCCTCTTGAATGAGGAACGGCTTCAACTCGCCATCTTCGCGGAAGATGAAAATCTTGTCCGTGGCGGACGTGAGCCGGGAGATCAACTTCACGTCGTAGCTGAACCCACCCTGCTTCATTCCCGTCAGAGGGTTATCCACGTTGCCCGTCAACAGATTTCCATTGATGGCCTGCATCGCAGCGGAGAATAAATCCACGGTCCCGACCGCGACAACGAACCGGCGGGCGTCGCCATTCACGTCACGGCCCTGATCGTCCTTGAACGTCAGCAAGTAACCCGTCAATCCGAGAATGGCGTTGGCCATTTCGGTGGGGGTTGGTGCCGTGGCCGTGCCTACGTTCAAGGCGCCGACTTCCGAGGATGAGACGCTGTTCTTTTGTGTGCCCGAACTGCCCCACACATGATCCGTGTCGAAGAAGTTCTGACCGTCGTAACACAAACCATTGGTGTTGATCAGTGAGATCAACAGGTCTTCCCACTGGTTGGCGACAACGCCAGCGGCAAAATTGCCGATGTACGCCTCGAGTAAACCAGACTTGTCGCGGCTGCGGTCGCGATCCGACACAACCAGCGTAGCCTCATAGGGGAGGTTGCGGATCGTGTACGTCTTTTTCGCGGTGGTGATTCCCTGCCGCGCCCCGATCCATTGACGCATGGAGGGGAAGCCGCCGAACAATCCGTATTCTTCGGAAGCCGCGCTGCTGTTGGGGTTGTAAAGCGAAAGTCGAGTAGCCCAGTTCTCCTCGAATCGCTTTTCATATCGACTCTGAAACAGACCGATAATGTTACGGTCATCAAATCCAATGTTTGCCATTGTGGTGTCCTTTTTGAGAAAAGTTGGACACCTTCCGCACGAGGTGAATCCCGCAGAAAAAAATGAAGGGGCCGCCGCTGCGGGACGGCTTCGACCTGGCCGGGTCTAGCCCCTTGTTAAGTTATGCCCAGTCCTGAAGTGCCTTCGCCTGGAATGCGACAAGGCATGTGGTGCCGCTGATCCATCGGGAAACGCGTCCGATGGCAGAAGCGCCCGAAGCGGTCAACGTGAACGTGGCGTCATCGGAGGCGTAGACCAGCTCGTTCACATCGGCGGCGCTGGATACGCCGACGACCGTGAGCTTGGCTACGCCTTTGGTTTTCATCTTGACGTTGATTGCCGACGCGGCATGTCCGCTTCCGGTGTTGTCCGCCTGTTCGGTGGCAAAACCGATAAAGACATCGCCCCCGGCAAGCGGGCGAGCCAGTCCAGAGCCGTTGTCCCCGACTGCGGCACCATCGTAAATGATGTCATTATCGATCATCGGGGCTTCGTTGAGATATTCATCGTGCCCGGTTTCAAAAATGCGCGGAGTGTCCGCTGCTAAAGTAGCCATAATCAGACTCCTAAAATGTGTAGGTGGATTACTTGCGAGTGGAGACGGTCACACGACCATCCAGATCGAGCTTGCGAAACGCGCAGTATGCGGCTTCGCTGACGAACGAGTCCTGACAATTCTCATGGTTCGCGGCCCATTCCGCCCTTGCCCGCGCCGTGGGGTCCTTAATGCCGGCGGTTTCCGGTTTTTCCTCGACCTTGCCCGTGGCGACCGGCTTTTGCCCGCCAGATTCAAACTTCAAGCGGTCGATTTCCTTTTGCTTGGCCTCAAGCTCCGCCTTGTGCGAAGCCTCAGCTTCAGCCTTGGCATCGACCGCCAGCTTTACCGCTTCGGGGTCATGCCCAAAAAGCGTGGCCTTATTGGCAAGCTCATGGTTGCCCTTGGCTGCTTCGGTGTTGGACCGCAGCAAATCCATGATTTCCTTACGGCCCTCGGCAAGTCCGGCTTTCTTGCCTTCTTCACGAAACGATGCGACCGATTCCGGGTGCTCGGCCGCAATTTGACGGACCTGTTCAGCAGGCGTCATAGTAGAACTCCTTGTAGAAGTGGCCTCGATTGCGGCATCGAGCGATGCAATCGCATCAATCAGGCCCAATGATTTAGCTTGTTCAGAGACCCATGCCCGACCATCGGACACGGCTGAAATGTCGATTTTCTTCCCCCGACCCGACGCCACCGCTGACAGGAAAGGCTGATTCAATTCATCAACCTCACGCTGAACGTCGGCTTTTAATTCTTCGGTTA